ATATAAAACGCATGACGCAAATATTCCGACAACTGTTGATTTTCCAGAATGTCGAAATGCGGTCAACAGCCCGCGATGTGGTTCGTTTTCCCATACATCGACCAAGAAATCCATTATTTTTCTGTGATGCGTGGGTGTCGTCATATTTATATGTCGATTCCACACGTCCATAAAATTACAGAACGCCGTAATCATCGTTGTTGTCGCCTGGGGCAGATTCTGTTATTGAACCATAGTCATTTATTAACACCGGTAACGCACTGGCCAATACCGACACCAGGTTGTTATACAATCCCAATACCCCACCCCCAGACAATTTGTCCTGGATAACATCCATGGTATAGTTCAAAAAGTTCACAACATTATTATGTATGTTTTCCCATTCTGACAAATCAACATCAACGGCACGCAGGTCTTGAAATGCCGCCAGCAAGAAATTAAAGTCTGAATTTAAATCTTCGGGATCTATTTTATCGGTCGGCTGGTAATCAATTACACGTGATAATGATATCCGCCGGAAAATATCAATTTGAGTATTCACCGCAGGTGCATCGGTAAAAATCACACGTCCACCCGAAAAAGTATCGTTTGGAATAACACTGAAACCCGAAAGAATTTCATCGTTGTCGATTGCAATATGCACGTCGGCAACCTGGAAAAAAGGAAAAACAAACACAAATTCTGTTGTTTCCCCGTCGCCAGTATATGAAACTTTATACATATTCGCCCCCGTTGTTTATCCCATCAAATCGTCAAAATGCTTTAACAGTTTTTTCAACAGATTCGTTTGGTCACCCTGTTTAACAGATTTCAATTTCGCCAGATTCGTTTGACGTTTTTTGTCATAAGGTTCGGCTGTTTCGCTTTCGATTCTTTTCAACACCGCACCCGTCGTCATATTGGCACCGTTCATACCGCCTGCACCATATTTTGCACGCTGGGCCGCCAACGCTTTTTTAACCAGGTTTGTTTTTGTTGCCTGGTCCGCTGCCATTTCCCGCAATATTTGTTTCCGCTTGCTTTCTGCGGTCTGTTTTGAATTGTTATAGTCTAAAACCGCTGTTACATCTGACATTATTTGTCCCATTTTTAACCTCCATTTATATTCCGTAATTTCCAAACATTGAAACCGACAGTATTGTTGCCGGCAATGAATCAGAGCCATGTATTTTCCATGGCGAATCGATACAGTTACGTGTCGTCCCCAGTTGTGATATCGATGCATCACCACTGAAACCTGGCGAATCTGCATCATATATCTCGTTTGGTAATGTTACCCGCACACCATTTAGAAATAGCGATTTCGTATTTAACACTCGCACCGCTATTTTACGAATACGTAAACGCGAAACATTATGCTTTGCCGAACGCAGTGGTAATCCGCACGCACAAAATTCAAACGTATTTCCAACATCGTCCATGGCCGACGCATCAAATTTCTCCAATTTAAAATCATTACCACGTTTGACTACGACATAGGTTACATCGTTCACAACCGCAACCGATTTGAATTTGCCCGCTGTTGTATATTTGCCCCACGCCGACACCCCAAGTGGGGAATTCTGGTTCAAAACCGCCATTGTTCCGTCATTCATCACAACGAACAATTTGTGTTCGCGTGCGTTATACGCAATATCAACCGGTGAATTCATTAAATGTTTCGATACCGCACACAAATCATTGGCGTTATAGTGTTCACCCAGTTCATCAAGGCTTAATTCGCGAATATCACGCATATTACCTGCAATAAATACGGTTTGCCCCTCTATCTTTTGTGGTGGTAAATACATTGATGACACACTGCCGACTGTGGTGTGCTGTTTAATATCAACCGACGATGGCGTTAATGGTTTATTAGAAATCGCCCATTCGCCATCTGATGTTAGTATCTGCAAATTATCACTGCTGACCACTGTGCATATTTGTTGACGCGTTTCAGACACCAATGTTATGAATATCGCTTCGTCATCTAAACCTGTGCCGACATCAAAATTTTTATGGTCGCCAACACGCGACATCCATATACCACTTGGGTGACTGCGTGAACCACCAAACACAAGTCTGTCCTGGTGAAACGTGATACTGCATGGCCAACCACGATATGCACCAAATGCTGCCTCGTACCAATCTGTGATGGGGTCTTGTGGTAATGTATATGTCGAATTCGCATGACCAACCGCGACACGTGCGTCTGTAACCGACGTGATTACCCATTGCATATTCATCAAAAATAATACTTCGCCCACTTGGGATTCCGACCAGAAATCTTTGTTCGTTGTAAATGTTGCATAATTATTACCACCGGCATTTGATGTAACTGTTATTGTTACGCCATTTGCGTCGTCAAACTTCATAAACGGCATATTTATGCTCATATCGTCGTTGCTGGAAAAATCAAACAGACTTAACCCGAAACTAAGGCCCGATTTTGCCAATATTCGTGGCTGATAATCTGGATGCACAAAAATCATCGTATCGAAACGTTGGGCATATTGTAATTTACCAATATCAGATGCATCCCATGGCGATGTCATACTGCCGACCCGGGTTCCGCTGGTTGAATATATGTCCAAATAATTATCACCCAACACTAAAATATAATTTTCATTTTCTGCGACCGAAAAAGAAACAATTCGCAATGTTTCGTTTAACGACGCGACGTTCGTCATGCCCGCACGCCGGGTTAATCCACCACCCGATAAAACATCCATGTTTTCCAGTTTTGCCAATCCCGGTATATCATCATGTGCAAAGAATTCGGCATCTATTTCACCACGTGCAAAACTGTTTTGTGTTTTTATAAAATCAACCATTGTGCCCCCCATTTATCAAAAACGCGTATTGATTAGTGAAAAGTTTTCTATATTTGCCGAAGTTGCAGTTGTGCTGTCGATGAATTTCGCAGACTGAAATTCACTTTCAAACAACGCCGCCAACATTCTGAACACATTGTGATCGCCAGTCATCGGCACACAGAATTCCATTGCTAATTTTGTCGCGACCAATGATACAAAATAACTTGGGTATGATTCTGGTACGATTCGTTCAAGTCCAATAATTGTTATTTTTTCATCTGGTGCAATAATTTTGCCCATTTGTATTTGACCGGGGCAACGCAAGACGCGTAATACATTGGCTGGGATAATAAAATCACCATCATCTGTTTTTGTTAATTCGTATGTCCGCATTGCAAAATGCCATGGATGCGACGCAATCAGTGTATCTGTGATTGAATCAAACAATGTTCGGGCCAGTTGTGCCGCCGCACTGTCGTCGTTCAATGATTGAATTGGTTTTTCGCCCAATTTCAATAACGCCATCGAACACAGGTCTATTTTTGTAAACATAATTTCCCCCATATATCAAAATGGCCGGCATTTGCCGACCATTTCGATTCGTTGTTTAAGATAATGCACTAAGTGTGATGTTATCGCTTGAAACACCAACCACTTTTATCGATGTTGTATCAGATGCGTTCACAATAACAATATCGCCAACATTCATCAGTGTTTTAACACTGTTGAAATAACCAGCGGTTGCAATTGCTTCTAACGTTTCGCTGGCGGCATAGTGCCACAATGTGAAACCGTTTGCATATGCGATTACAGACAAATTCTTGTTTTGAAATGCCATATTTCCCCCCATTGGTTATTTTGTTTTAAGCTTCTTTACATTTGATACGAACGATACCATCGTTATCAATCAACACTGCCCCTTGGGACATACTGTTGCTGATAAAGTGTGCCGCACGTTCACCATGCCACGAAATGTCTGTTTTGACTTCTTGGCCGCATGCATGACCGATGCTGGACGCGTGATATATAAAGCAATCACGTTGTGTGCCCGACAGTGGCAGACCGTTATACAACAACCATGTAACACCCAACCATTTTTTAGATTCAAAACCGGTTGTTAATGGTGTATCACCGACATAATCTGCGGAAACAAATTCATCTAATGTCAACAATGTGTTCCACTGTTTAACACCGATAACCGCAAAACGACGACCATCATCTGGAACTTCGTTTTCGTTTAATTTTTCAATTGCTTCTAAAATCATCGTTTTAGAGAAAGCATTTGAATAGTTTCCAGCATTGGTTGTTGTGGCATTCATTGCGCCAACAATCAATTCATCGGTTTTACGACCCAATGCATACGCACCAGCGGCGGCAACAACACGACGTTCATCGATGTTTGTTTTTAATTCATCCAATGCATCAACCCAATCACCGGCATAGTAATCGGCCAACGTGCATTCCACTGGTTCGTGGTTCAAATTCATGACGGGAACGATACCATGACGAGATTTTGTGCTGGCAACACCCTTGCCTACCTTTTGGAACGTGGTTGATTTACCAACAACGCCCGATTTACTGCGGACAGATCCACGCAGTTTTGTGCCCATTTGCTGATAAGCCAAATGAACATCGGCTTCGAATTGTTTTACGAAGACCTGATCTACGGATATAGACATACAATTCTCCCATTTATTTTGTGAAAAAAAGTGCGACTAATGTCGCACCGCTAAATAAAATTTTGTTTTACGGTTATGTAAAATTTCTTTTA